CCTATCAATAGTTTATCTGTAAATTTATTTTCATTTATATTAAATTTCAAAATTTCCACATATTTTTTACTATATTCACACAAATGTTGCTTATTGTAATGATATCTAGTATCCAATGTTTGGGTTGATGTCACATAATATAGCTCATTTGTGTTATGTGATTCTGCTACACACCCAAATCCTACTCTCGGATATATATTTCTTGATATAAGTTCATCTTCAGGTATGTTTATAAAAGTAACATTACTTTCATTACTTGTCAAATATGATGAATTACACATATTTAAAAATAACATAAAACATAAAAAATATAACATAAAAATTATACACACTAAATACATTAAAAAAAAAATTTTTATACGATTCAAATAAAATAATTATTATAAATACATTATTGTTGTTCTAATTTCCAATTATTAAACCCTAATTTTGCTATTTTTTGCATACAATTCATAGCAAACGAAAAACTACAACCATAATATTTACTAGTTACATTTTTTGATATTTTTGTTATATTTGGATGTGTTATCACTTCAAATTTACCTGTGTGAATATTTTCAACATATACATTCCAAAACATATAACCTGCACATTTGGGAGGTTCATCGTTTTTAAACCATTCCCATAAATTTAGTCTAGTAACAGCATTATACATATCTATCAATTCATTTCTAAAATCGTTACCATAAATTTTCACATCTGGCCATACTTCTTTATCTTGTAATAAATCGTATTCGCTCAGTGGAACCGCCTCAGCAAATGGTATTTTTTCATCCCAATCTTCTATATCATTTACTAAAAATCCTTCTAAGAATAAAACCATAAATAAATATTATTTCATAATCATCGGCGTTTCAATTTTATAATAAATTGAATTTATATAAATAGTATCAATAATAATAATATATTATGAAGTTCGCAAATTATGAATTCCCTTCTAGCTATGATAATGATTTTGAAACCATTTTCTCCAAGTGGCCATTTACTTTATCAGACTTTCAAAAGTGGGCTATCTATTCTATTTATAATTCTAATGATACGTTGGTTTGTGCCCCAACTGGATCTGGAAAAACTCTACCAGCCGAATTTGCTATTGAGCATTTTACTAAACTCGGGAAAAAAGTAATCTATACTACACCAATCAAAGCTTTGAGTAATGATAAACTAGCAGAATTAAGTGAAAAATTTCCCAATATCTCATTTGGACTTCTAACTGGAGATAATAAGTTTAATCCAGAGGCACAAGTATTAATTATGACAACTGAAATCTATCTAAATACGCTATTAAAACTAATGTTTATTAAAAGTCAACCTGATTATGACCCCAATAAATTAGGTCTCGAATTCTCTATGGATATTGACAAGGAACTTGGCATTGTTATTCACGATGAAATTCACTATATTAACGACAGAGACAGAGGTCACATTTGGGAAAAATCTATTATGAATCAACCAAAACATATTCCTTACATTGGTCTTAGTGCTACTATAGCATCTCCTGAAACACTTTGTAAATGGTCTGAAAATCCTAATCAAGCTAATAGGGGAGAAATTTATCTTTGTGAATCAAAAATTAGAAACGTTCCTCTAGGGCACTATTCCTTCATGACTCTACCTGATTCTAATATAAATAATCTTAAAGGAGTTGACGGAGATTTATTGGGAGAAATGTGTAATAAACTCACACTTATCAAATATCAAGATAAACCCTTTGAAGAAAAAACTTATGACAAAATCAAAAAAGCCTTGAAATATATTTATGATAGAAAAATTCAAGTCAAACAGTCCTTTGTATTCAACAAGGCTATTGATTATCTTAGACAAAATAATTTACTTCCTACTTTGGTATTTGTATTTTCAAGAAAACAATGCCATGTTTGGGCTAAAATGATTCAAAAATCATTGTTTGAAGCAGATTCAAAAATTCCCAGTATTATTGAAAAAGAGGCCAAAAAAATTTTAATCAGTAAATTATCAAATTGGAAAGAATATGTTGCTCTTCCTGAATTTCATGAAATTTCTAAGCTATTACAAAAAGGTGTTGCTGTTCATCACAGTGGAGTTACGCCTGTTTTCCGCGAAATGATTGAAATCTTGTACAGAAAACAATATATTAAATTACTGGTAGCAACAGAAACATTTGCAATTGGAGTCAATGTAGCAATTAAATCAGTAATCTATACTGGTCTCAAAAAGTATGATGGTAAAGGATTTAGATTTCTACACAGTCACGAATATGGACAAGGAGCCGGGCGTGCTGGAAGAAGAGGTAAAGATGATAAAGGAACTATTATTCATTTAACAAATATTTATGATAGTAGAGATAGTATGCCGCCAGCGTCTGTGTATAGAAGTATGCTAAGCGGTAAACCAGAAACACTATCATCTAAATTTTGTATTGACTATAAACTTATTGTATCAATGTTGGCTAGCGGTAATACTGATTTTATTAGTTATGCAAACAAAAGTATGTTATCAAATGAAATTACAGCAGAATTGTCCAGATATTTAACCGAACAATCCGAACTTATTCAACAAAAAAGAGTTAAGGAAGAAGGAATTAGATTTCTAAGAACTCCTATGAATACTCTACAAGATTACCATAACGATAAAGAAATGTTACAAATGTCATCTAAAAAGAAACAGAAAATAATTCAACGAAGAATTTCTAATATTGAAGAAAGTTACAAATCACTGGAAGCCGATTACAAAAAATATCTTAGTTTATTGGAAACACAACATAATATTAATAAAATAACCAAAAAGATTGAAAATACCAATTCTTATATCAAAAGTGAAATATCTCTCCATACTCAAGTTTTAAAAGATGAGGGATTTATTGAAGGTGAGTTCTCCAATGAAGATTATAGTCAATTAGTACCAACAGTTAAGGGAATGATGGCATCGAATCTTCATGAAATTCATCCTCTAGCCGTAACTGATATTTTAAAAAATGGTTGTTTGGACAATCTCAGAGTAGAAGAACTTGTAAGCGTATTAAGTATATTTACGCCTATCCGTATCAGTCAGGAAGACGCGTATCCCAATATTTCTAGCACATCTGTAAATGATAAAATCAAAACTGCTGTCGGATATATTGTAAAGGCACTGAATTATTATTATGATGTTGAATCACATAATCAGACAAATTTCACAGATTCTTATGATGTTCAGTATGACATGTGTGACTATATGTTTAGTTGGTGCTCAGCAGAAAACGAAGCTGCTTGTAATAAAATTTATATTGATGCAAAAAAGTACAATATTTATATTGGGGAATTTGTAAAAGCCATATTAAAAATTGTAAATATTTGCAATGAATTAGAAAAAGCATGTATTATTCAAGAAAATATGAAACTGTTACACACGCTTAGTTTTGTTAAGGATAAGGTACTTAAGAGTATTGCGACTAATCAGAGTTTATATATCTAAATTAAATTTATTTAATAATAAATTTTTTATATAAAATTGAAATAAAAATATTCAAATAATAACGAAGTATTCTGTTGGTATATAACTCTATTAATATGTCAAATTATCAGTCAGTTGTGAGCGGAGGAGAATCAAAAGTATATAACCATCGACATCAAGATTTTGATATCGCTGGCACACTCCGCGGTTATCTATCTATGGGTTATTCAAACCGAAATTGTATTGGTGAATCTATTGATAATGTTAAAGATAGTAAAGCAACTAATATTGATATTCATCTCATTGAAGATGAATCAACTGGAAAATTTTATTTCGTAACATCTGGTAATGGAAATGGTCTGAGTGTTCTACAACTTTTGGACGCACAAAAATTACAACAGTGGAAAAATGGTTCTGATAAACAGGGAAGATTTGGATATGGTTATGGTGTGTTACGTTCTGTATTTTCGAAAAACACAGGAACAGTTAAATGGTTGACCTGTCATACAGACCTAAATAATGAGGAGAAAAATGACCCATATTCTTCTGGTAAATACGCTCAGATTGAAATTAATATGACACAAAGTGTTTTACAAGGTCGTCTCGTAAAAACTACAAATGATGAACTTAGTAGAAGAAATGAACGATTCTGGCATAAATTTGCCGTGGATAAATTTAAAACTGGAACTGTCGTTATGATTGAAATGCCAGAAGATAAATTTCGTGAGCTACAAAGTGATTTTAACCATCCAGAACCAGAAAAAAATATTTCACTTGGAATTTGTAGAGATTATGCTAATATTATTAGTTCTGGTATTAATATCTCATTCAATGGAAATACTATTAATCCATTGCCAAGACCAAGTAAAGAACATAGTGTAACAAAGAACACACAGATTTGGCAAGTTGTGACTCCTTTAGATGATAGTCATTTTGGTGCTAATACTACACATAGAGTTAAAGGACTTGTTACTATGGATGAAGATGAAGATGGTAATGCGATTCCTAATTCTATGAGGTCTTATTCTAAAAATAATAGTAGACGAGCAAGACTAATAAAACCAGACAGTGTAGAACTATTAAGAAAAATATCTACTCTCGAATCAATATTTATTCACAATATCCAGGGATATTTTGAAGAAAACAGAGCGTTCTTTGAAAATCTTGGAATTACTGATGTAATTAATCCTATTAGTGGAAATGTTTCGCAAGACCTACAGGCTATGATTATTGCTGATATGGTATGTAGAAATAATAAAATGATTCTAATCGACCCAGATATAGAGAAAAATTCTGGTAATACAAATCAGTATTGTTGTAGAGACGATGTAATCAACATATTTCATCTGGACTACTCTATATATAAAGATGTTGAGAATATTGACGATATTATTAATAATATAGATGCGTTATTCGGAGTTAATGTTAATAAAGGTATGATTTACAGAAGAAGTTTAAATAACGATATTGCCCTTATGATGAGCTGTATTAAGTCATTGGTAAATAAAAGCTATTTCTGGCAAGAAGGTGGAGAAGAAGCCAGATTTAAGGAAAGAAAAAAAATTAAGGATGCAGCTAAGGCAGCAAAAAAAGAAGCAGAAGAAGCCGCAGCCGCTGCGGCTCAACA